AACATTTGGATATACGAAATCACACAAGCGGGATAAATACAGTTTAACAGGCAAAACATATTAGGCATTTCTAACTTAGGCACATGGCTCGGAGCGAGCACTTGACTTAACATACAAGGAACATGCCATAATGGCCACAACAGCAGAACGACTTGGTGTAGTAGAAACCAAGGTAGCAAACCTAGACGAAAAATTAGACGAGATCAAAGTTGATGTCAAAGACATGCACGACTGTCTAGATAAAACTCGCGACAGCGTCATGGCCAAATTAGAAGACATGTATGGTGCAAGCTGTCAACAACACAGCGAATTGGCCAGTAAAATTACAGAATTAGAAAAATTTAGACAGAAATGGATCTATATGACTGCCGGAGGCGTAGCAGTATTAGGATGGGTGTCAGGGCATATGGATCTAGTTGCCAAGATATTCAATTAACAACAAATGCTCACTTAAATAAGGGCCATAGGTCCTTTTTTTATGACTAACATTTCTAAACGCTTAGAGCAAGTAGTTAGTTCTGCACAACAAAAATTAATTGAAAAACATCAGATTCTTCCAATTAAAGTTGCGGAAGGCATTCTTGTAGGTGATGTTTTGATAGTCAGTGAAGGAACAGTTAAACATCTAAAATATCAAAACGAGTATTTGTACAAAGACATATACTTAAACGCAGCCGCCATACGAATTGCCAACATGCTGGCAGTGAACAAACAATCAGTACAAGCAGATAATCTATACAGACTGGATCAAGAATACGGTCGTTGGTATCACGATAGCCAGCTGCTAAGAGCACAATATCAACGTTCTATCAATAATCAAGATCATGACCGAGCAGACACCTTATGGGCTAGATACTGTGAAAGCCGTGATCGTGCTGTAAATGCTAAAAATATTGTACAACGATTGGCTTCTATCTGAATAAATACACTATCACTCTGGACCCTTTGAAATATGAAAACTACAGACCTTTTTACAAATAATAGATCAGCAAAAAGACTCAATGAATCTTTGGCAAAAACATTTGGGCAAAAACTAAACCTAGAATCGTTTAGCATTGAACAACTTGAAGATGCACGTAATAAATTGCGTACACAGATCTACACAGCTCGAAGTGGTTCAAACTTCAACGAAACAGTTGAAAACGAAACACTAAGCAAAGCACAGTTCATGCACGATGCTATTGTTGCAGAGCTAATGGATCGTAACGAACCCATTGTAGATACTACAGTACAAGAAGAAGCACAAGAGTTCTTTGTAATGCTCTTAGGTCCACGTTCCGGTCAAAGCGATCCATATCAAGGTCCTTTCAGTAGTCCAGACGAAGCACAGGCATGGATTGACACCGAAGCACCTAACCCGGAAGATTACGAAGTAGGCGAGTACCCTGCCGGACAATTTGGTCAATACGATAATGGCCAAGAAGTAGCAGCGCAAGAAGGTATGACTGAAGGTGGCAACTTTGACGAACAAGAACTATTAGATGTCCTTAAGGCATTTGATGAGCAAATGAATGAACGTGGTGGTTACGGTGAACCTGACTTCGAAAAAATTATAACAGCATTGGACAATGGTGATGTTGAATCTGCTATCGATATAGTATGGGATGCCTACAGTGATCAAGACGGTGGCGAAATTGACATGAACGATGCTATTGAAGACCTTGAAGGCGAATTCAAGTTTCTTGTACACAGCAACCCTCAACAACGAGTTAGTTCCACCCGTCCACTTGTCATTCGAACTGATGACAAACGTGCCACTTTCAATCAAGGCGAAAGTCTGCAGAATGAAGCGTACATTAACAATGCAGAAGATGCAATTAATCTACTAGCAGCAATTAGAAAACAATCCAAGATGGCAGAACGTGGCGGCGGCGAACCAGTCCGTCCAAATCAATTGGTCAATGACCTTTGGGATGTCATGCAATGGATCGAAGCCAACATGAAAGAATCAATTGAAACAGAATCAAAAAATACAGGAGATAATATGCGTAATCTAAGAGAAGGTGAAATCCAGCAAGCGTCTGCGATTGTCACAGCAAAGACAATGGTTGACAGAGTTGGTCGTTGGATTGAAGAGCTTTCTGGCATGGAGAACGACACTCTATTGCAGTTAGGTGATTCAATCCGTGATGAGATGGGACAAGAACAGGCCAAGGCATTTATTCAAGCAGTGGCTCCAGCAATTCAACAGGCTCTAGACACACTAAAAGGCACACGTGATACACTGTCAACTGGTGTACGTAGTCTTGCTAGTGGTGAACAACCCGCAGACATGTTGGGTGCAGAGCCAGGTGCCGATATGGCCGCTCCAGCAGAACCAGATGCTATGAATGCAGAACCAGGTGCTGATATGGACGCTGAACCAGCAGCCGACGATTTTGCTGCTGCTGAACCAGCAGCAGGTGGCATAGGTGATGCAGGACGTGAACAGCGTGAAAGCATTGACCGTCAGAGCCGTTTGTTAAAAGTTCTAGCAGGATGAAATTTTTTGACATTACCAACGAGAGCGACTTCTTAAAAATTAGAGAACTTGCTCCCGCAGTGGCTCCAGGAACTCCTGGTGCGCCATTAGGTGCCCCGCCCCCAGGTGCTGCACCTGCTGGTAGTGCTCCACCACCTGATCCACAGATGCAACAGAAAATGATGGCTCAACAGGCGTTGGATAGACAAAATCAAAAGAAACAGATCCAAGATCAAATAAAATCAAAGCAAGAAGAACTTGCTGAATTACAAAAACAATTGGCAGCTATAAAATGAGATTTTTTGAATTTAGTGGTGACGATGAAGGCGATAGATTTGTTATGGTTCTTAGAAACTATATTGGTCGTGCCGCAAGTAAAAAAGCACCAGCTAAATTAAATTGGAACGGCCTAAACAAAGTATTGGCCACAAATGGATTTGAGTTAACAGCAGACTATGAAACGTTCAAAGCTATGTACGACTCAATTCCAACTATCCAACAAATGGTTAAGAACTTCAATGCCGACGGAATTGAACTCAATGTTCCTGGCGCACCAGATGAAGAACCAAAAGGTGACGGCACACAAACTCCAGCAGATAGTCAAGCTGCTGTAGATAAAATAGCAGCGTCGGCAGCTCCCCAACAACTAGCTCAGGCTTGACAAACTAAAATTTTTACTGTAATATATACAGTATGAATATTACTCCACCTCCGTTCGTTGAACGATTCCAATACAAAAACTGTGTTCAAATAAACGACCCTGTGACACGTAAACGTGTTTACAAAACTCCAGACGGCGAAAGCCTACCCTCTGTGACCACTATCCTTTCAGCAACAAAGGATATGACTCACCTAAATGAATGGAAGAATCGCATAGGTCATGCTAAAGCACAACAGATAACCACAGAAGCTGCTGGCGTAGGTACAGCTATGCATGCCAATCTAGAACGTTTCTTGATTGGCGAGCAACGACAGCCTGGCAACAATCCTGTGCATGTACAGGCCAACAAGATGGCTGATGTGATTATTGCTAACGGACTTAGCAAAATGGACGAAGTATGGGCTATGGAACAAAGTTTATACTTTCCAGGATTATACAGTGGAACTACTGACCTAGTTGGGGTATATGAAGGACAGCCATGCATTGCAGACCATAAGCAGACTAACAAGCCTAAGAAAGCAGAATGGGTAGAAGATTACTATCTACAACTAACAGCGTATATATTGGCTCACAATGAAGTCTACGGCACTGACATGAAGCGTGGTGTTATCTTTATGTGTTCAAGAGACCTACAATATCAGCAATTTGACCTAACTCCCGATAACTTTAACAAGTATCAAGATATGTGGTTAAACAAGGTAGAAGAGTACTACACAACGGGCTTACAAGGCTACAAGCAACTGCTCACCTAATAAGATAAATACCCTATAACGGGAATATATCTATGGCAGTCGTGCAAATCTCAAAAATTCAGGTCCGAAGAGGATTAAAAAATTCAGGAATTGGCGTTCCTCAACTAAGCTCGGCAGAATTTGCATGGGCAGTTGATTCACAAGAACTATTCATTGGTAATGGATCCCTCGCTGAAGGTGCTCCTTACGTGGGAAATACCAAAGTTTTAACTGAGCATGACAATATTCTAGAATTAGCTTCTAGTTATAGATTTGCTGAAACAGAGCCTTCTATTACAGAAAGCATTCCTAGAAGCCTACAAACTAAACTAGATGAATATGTCAGTGTGTTGGATTTTGGTGCAGTACCCGATGGCTCTTCTGATTGTACCGCAGCGTTTCAGAATGCGTTAAACAATCTATTCCAAAATGCAAATTCAATATTCAAAAAAACTTTATTAATTCCTAACGGAACTTATACATTTGCCAACAATCTAAGAATACCTAGTACAGCAGTTATTCGAGGTGAAACTCAAAACGGTGCAATTTTAAATATAGGCAATAACAATATCTTGTTTGTTACAGAAAATGGATTAGAAGTTGGAGATTTCAACAGTAGTAATCGTCCCCGTAATGTAAAGATTTCAAACTTAACCATTCAACACGATTTAGGTCAAACAGTATTGACAGGTGTAGGAGATAGTGAACTTGACAACGTTCGATGGGTGTCAACTTACATGTTAGGTGATGCACTCACAGGCCTAGTCGAAGATAACACTGCATCACTATATTGGGAAAATTCGCTTGCTGGTACAAAAGTAACCAACATTAAAATAACAGACTGCATTTTCGAATCAACACCACTGGCTATTAGATCAGATCAGATCACTATTGACCCAAGCTCACCGCCTAGGTTTGATACCAGCATTACTTTTGATGGTACTAGGTTTGTTGGTTGCGATACTGCTATCGTAATTAACGGTGTACTAGGACAAGAAAATCTTTGGAGAATAAATGATTGTGAATTTGAAGAAATTGCATATCATGCTTTCAAATCAGATTTTGGTACAGGTACTATAATCCAACGATCACGATTTATCAATTGCGGAAATAACACTAACACAGCGGCCACTCCGATATCTAGTATTGTTAAGTTCGGTGAGAAGAGTGGTAATGCTGTCATTGACTGTTCGAGCAACAGACATCAAGAAGCAGGCTTCACTGCGGTGTCAACCAAGTACGCAATTACAGAAGTTGAAAACGCCAATCGAACAAGTCTAGTTGACATGAACTATGATGATATTTTCTTATCAGACGGTTTTAAACCACTAGCAGTATTCAGTGCATTCAATAGATACACATACATAGATTATGTTTTGCAATTGGGCGATCATGCTCGAGCAGGACAGATAGTAATAACAGTAAACGAGTCGTTAGGAGAGTTTTCCTTTACAGATAACTATTCATACTCGACTTTATACTCAACAACTCCAGAGGGGATTCTTATGACAAATTTTGTTTTTAATGTAGAATTAAAAGACAACGACGGCGATAGTGGAATAGAGACACTATTATTATCATACCGAAATCCGAACGCTTCTGGAAGAACCGGAACGGTATCATACTCGATATCGTACGGTGTTTGATCTTTACGGAAACGAAAGATTAATCAAGTGGAAACAGTTTAGAGATAGTTTAGAACTTAGCAATACGCCATTGAGCGATGTTGCCGAATTCTGGAGCCATGCTCCATTTGTTAATCCTTTCTTAGACCCCAAACAACCAGATACATGGCCCGATCCGTGGCATTTGGTAATCGACGGCAAACTCGATGATCTTGCTATTTGTCTCGGTATGCTGTATACTATTAAATTAACACAGCGGTTTACTGATACTGTTTGTGAGATACATATGTCTATGCTTCCCAAAGATCGTTATTCGAAATTCTTTTTAGTAGCAGATAACTCTGTATTAAACTACGAACCTAGGATAGCGCATGATCTTAAAGTTTTACATCAAATTCAAACCGACATAGTGTGGTCCGGCCCAGCATTACCTATAAATATCAAATAAAGTAGAGACATAGATGGAAATTACAGTAATTAAAAGAAATGGTCAAAAAGAGCCTCTGACTATTGAAAAATGGCAGGCACAGATTGCAAAAGTTTGTAGTGGCATTGCTGATGTTAGTCAGAGCATGATTGAAATTAAAGCACAGCCACACTTCTATGATGGCATCACCACTCGAGAAGTTGACGAGATCACTCTACGTGCTATCGTAGATCTAATCGATGTAGAACAAAATCCCGACATTGGTCATACTAATTATCAATACGTAGCAGGTAAACAGCGTGTGAGCATGTTGCGTAAAGATGTGTATGGAAATTATATTCCTCCTCACCTTTACGAAATTGTAAAGACTAATGTGGCCACTGGATTATACACACCCGAATTGTTGCAGTGGTACAACGAAGACGACTGGAACAAAATGAATGATATGTTAAATCATGAGAAAGACGAAACATATTCATACGAAGCCGTTGAACAATTAATTGAGAAGTATCTAGTCAAAAATCGTGCCACAAAGGAGATTTATGAAACACCTCAAATTCGTTATATGGTTGCAGCCGCGACTGTCTTCCATAAAGAAGAACCTAATGCAGCCCGTATGCGTTACATCAAAGAGTACTACAACGCGGCTTCAGATGGCTTGTTTACTCTTGCTACACCTGTCCTGGCTGGGCTCGGGACTCCTACTAAACAGTTTTCTAGTTGTGTTCTTATCCGCAGTGACGACGATCTGGATAGCATATTTGCTTCTGGTGAGATGATGGCCAAGTATGCTAGCAAGCGAGCTGGCATTGGTTTGGAGATTGGTCGTCTACGTCCACTAGGTAGCCCCATCAGAGGTGGCGAAATCATGCACACAGGTATGATACCTTTCTTAAAGAAATGGTTTGGCGACCTACGCTCATGTTCACAAGGAGGCATTCGTAATGCAAGTGCTACTGTATTCTATCCTATTTGGCATCATCAGTTTGATGATCTTATTGTACTTAAAAACAACCAAGGAACAGAAGAAACCCGAGTCCGTCATATGGATTATGGGGTTGTGCTTAGTGCTTTCTTCTGGAGACGATTCCGAAACAAAGAAGACATAACCTTCTTTGATCCTAACGAAGTACCGGACTTATATGAAGCCTTTTATAAAGATGCTGCTCTGTTTGAAGAGCTCTATGTCAAGTACGAAAAACAAAAAGGCCTCCGTAAGAAAACAATGAGTGCCGAGGAAGTGTTCAAGAGTGGTATACTAAAAGAACGCACAGACACGGGTCGAATATATCTCGTGTTCATTGATAATGTAATGAACCAAGGACCTTTTGATCCAGAGTATCATACGATTTATCAAAGTAACTTGTGTTGTGAGATCCTATTACCCACACGTTCATTTAAGCGATTAGACGACGATAGTGGACGCATAGCGTTATGTACACTGGGATCTATCAACTGGGGATCGTTCCGTAATCCAGAGGATATGCGTAGAGCCTGTAGGATTCTACAACGTAGCCTGTGTAACATTCTTGACTATCAAGACTTCTTGTCGATACAGAGCAAACTGTCTAACGACGAGATTCAGCCATTAGGTATTGGTGTTACTAATCTTGCCTACTGGCACGCCAAACGTAGTTTACGCTACGGAGAAAAGGATGCTCTACAAGAAGTTAAGTCGTGGATGGAGCATCAGGCCTACTATCTAACAGAAGCTACGGTTGAGTTAGCTAAAGAAAGAGGTGCCTGTGGCGAGAGTGCCAAAACACGATACGGCCAAGGTGTATTCCCCTGGGAACTACGTGCTAAAGGTGTTAATGAGTTAGCAGATTTTGCTCCTGAGTTAGACTGGGAAACACTACGCACAAATATGAAACAGTACGGTGTTCGTAATGCAACACTAATGGCAATTGCTCCTGTTGAAAGTTCCAGTGTTGTTATTAACTCAACTAACGGCATTGAAATGCCTATGAGTCTGATCAGTGTTAAAGAATCAAAAGCAGGATCATTTGTACAAGTTGTACCTGAGTATCATAAGTTAAAGAGCAAATATCAAATGATGTGGGAACAAACTGATTGTGATGGCTATATTAAAACAGCAGCAGTACTAGCCGCTTATGTTGATCAATCAATTTCAACCAACACATTTTATAATCCAGCGCACTTTGCTGATCGTAAAATTCCAACTACATTAATTGCCAAAAATCTAATGCAAGCACATATGTGGGGTTTAAAAACATTCTATTACAGTTTGATTAACAAACAAGGTAGCAAGGCAGTCGCTGAAGAAGCACCAACTATGGGACTATCTCCAATCAACTTCGACGAGGAAGAAGATTGTGAAAGTTGTAAACTATAGTACTTGCATCAGGAAATTATAAATGAGTAAACAACAATATAACCTAAAAACAAAAACAGATTATCTAAGCCGTAAGATGTTTCTAGATCCAGCAGGTCCAGTCACTATCCAACGATTTGAAGAAGTCAAATACAAAAAGATTGCAGACTACGATGCAACAGCACGTGGCTTCTTTTGGCAACCAGAAGAAGTTAGCCTAACCAAAGACAGCAATGACTTTAAAGAAGCCAGCGATGCAGTTAAACATATTTTTACTAGCAACCTACTACGTCAAACAGCACTTGATAGTCTACAAGGTCGTGGACCAACACAAGTGTTTACTCCGGTGTGTAGTCTTCCAGAAGTTGAAGCCTTGATGTATAACTGGGGCTTCTTTGAAACTAACATTCACAGCAAGAGCTACAGCCATATTATTCGCAACATCTACAATGTACCCAAAGACGTTTTCAACACGATTCACGATACCAAAGAGATTGTTGACATGGCATCAAGTGTAGGCAAGCACTATGACGACTTGCATAGAATCAATTGCAGGAAAGAGCTAGGAGAAGCAGTTGACGAGTATGAACACATTAAAGCAATTTGGATGGCTCTACATGCCAGCTATGCTTTAGAAGCATTCCGCTTTATGGTATCTTTTGCCACAAGTTTGGCCATGGTAGAGAACAAGATCTTTATTGGCAATGGCAACATTATCAGCCTAATTCTGCAAGACGAATTACTACATAAAGGTTGGACAGCCTATTTGATCAATCAAGTAATTAAAGAGGATACTCGCTTTGTTAAGGCTAAACAAGAGTGTGAAGCAGAAGTCTATGCATTGTATATGGATGTCATCCGTGAAGAAAAAGAGTGGGCTACCTATTTGTTTAAATTAGGACCGGTAATTGGACTTAATGCAAACATCCTTAGAGATTTTGTAGACTATACAGCAGCAGGAGCATTAAAGGATATTGGTATTAAATATAATAATCCTGCGCCAAAGACAACTCCTATTCCTTGGTTTAACAAACATAGTGATACTAGCAAGAAACAGACTGCCTTGCAGGAGAACGAGTCAACAAATTATGTTATTGGGGTCATGGGAGAAAATATTGACTACAATGAATTGCCAGCTATATAATAGATATTAAAAGGAAACACAATGAACGCGGTAGTATGGAGCAAATATCATTGCCCTTATTGTGATCAAGCAAAAGCATTGCTAACACAAAAGGGCGTTAAGTTTGAAGAAAAGAAAATTGGTGATGGTTATACCAAAGAAGAATTATTAGAAGCAGTACCAACTGCACGAACAGTTCCACAGATTTTCCTAGATGGAAAATTAGTTGGCGGATTTACAGAATTGAAAAAACTTTTCGAACAGTGGGATGGACAGGGATATGGAGACGGACCAATATAATGTTATTAAATAAACACAAATTTGCAGTAGGTGATATTGTCACAATCAAATTGATTTCAGGTGACGAGATCATGGGTAAGTTTATCGAAGATGCTATGGGTAGCATCACCTTAGATCGGCCAGTTATGTTGGCCATGACTCAGAAAGGACCAGCAATGGCTCCTGTGCTATTAACAGTTAATCCTGATACAAAGTTAACCTTTAACACACAGGCAATTATAGTAATGGCTGAAAGTGATGCTGAAATTGGTAAACAGTATGTATATCAAACCACAGGTATTCAACCCGTAAGTGCTGGCAGTATTATAAAGGGATAATGTATGGCTGCCCACGATACTCCAATTGATTACAGTAGTTACTATGCCGATATTGCTACAGCATTGGGTACAATTGCTACAAATTCAACAGAGATTAAAAATTCTCTAGCTATTATAGCCACCCAAACAACTACCTTAGCTAGTACACTAGGAGAAATCGAAGGGCACCAGCAAAAATTGCGTGAGCTCGGCGAAGGGCCTGGTATCCATATTATTGGGCCTTATGAATTGGTGCAATTTATTACCTCATATAGAAGCCTAATTGAGGAAGGCAAACTGCTGAGTTTCCGTGATAAACAACCGTCGGAAAAAGAAGTTAGCAAAGCACTAAATGATCTTGGCAACTATATAGCAAAGATCAAACAGAATATTCCCAAGGACTTTTAATATGCCAGGAGTATCGAGACAAGGCGCCGACACTGCCGGCGGAACAATAGCAGCAGGATCTTCTAATGTGTTTGTAAACGGTTCACCAATTGCAAGAAAGGGAGATGCAGTAGCCGGACACGGGCGCGGCTCCCATAGCAGTCCTACAATGTCCGGATCAAGTAGTACGGTTTATGCCAACGGTATTTTGATATGCCGAGAAGGCGACCCGGCCACTTGCGGTCATCCTGCTACCGGCAGTGGAAACGTATTCTCTGGAACCTTTACATCTTTTGTAGTTCCACCAGTGGTGATTGCGCCAGCAACACAAGCAGCCATTAATAGACAAACAAGTGCATATGTGGCCAATCCCAGTGCTTACAAGGTTGCATCTAACGACCAGGTTAAACAAAACTTTCCTGGAACTCCGCAAGGTGCCGACGGTGAAAGTTTACTTGATACTGATGTAGTTTTAGCCAGTGATATTCCTAGTCTACTTTCACAGAACCTCGATGAAGCCGCTAAAGGTGTGTGGGAAGAAACAGGTATGGGTGGGAAGCCCAGCAATTCTAAAATTACAGGTATATGGAAAGAATTAGGATATCCGCAAACCGGAGCATGGTTAACTGATCAAACTGCTTGGTGTATGGGTTATGTAAATTGGGTTTTAAAAAGATGCGGCTACAGATTTGTGCAAACTGCCTGGGCATTTGATATCAAAAATAAAACGGCTGCATATAAAGCAACTACTATACCGTTAAATCAAGGACAGCCAGGAGACATTGCCCTATGGAGTTATGGACACGTAAACTTCATCTATACTGCTAGTAGCGGTGTATACACCTTCGTGGGGGGAAATCAAAGTTCGTCGGCTAAGAATGTTAATAATCCGTCAAGCGGATCAGTAACGCGATCTTGGCCAAGTGGCTATCGAACACCGGGCGACAATTCCTTAGTTGGAATATTTAGACCAGTTAAGGAATAAAATGAAAAAGTTATTTTGGAACATATTAGGATTCATTAGTCTCGGACTTGCCTATGTGGGAGTTATTACTCCAGGTATGCCCTATAGTATTTTTGTAGTATTTGCCGCCTATTGCTTCAGTAAGGGCAACGAACGTATGCATCGTTGGTTATACAATCACAAACTGTTCGGCCCGTTCTTGACCAACTGGGGCGAGAAGCGTGTATTCCCACAAAAGATGAAATACTTTATGTTGGCCATGATGACAACCAGTCTAATCATTATGTGGTTCACTGGTGTAAAACCTATAGGCATCTTAAGTACTGCTGTGTTCATGACCGTAGTTGCTGTATGGGCTTGGCGCTTTCCTGGTAGTGTAGAAGCCTACGATCAACGTATAGCTGATGGTAAAAAAGTTGGCTGGTTTAACAATTCGTTTTAATATATGAAAAAAATAACACTCGAACAATTGGTAGAAATTGCCGCAGAAGTAGAAGCAGGCGACCCTACAGATTGGGGCAAACTAGCTGTTGGGCAAGAACAGGCATTTCGAATGATCGGTACAAGTATACTTGACATGTTCGACAAAGAAGCGTATACTGATGATGATAAGCTAATAATGCTGGCAACTATAACTAAACTAACAGTTGAAAACATGTTGCTTAATTTAAAAATTATGGACAAAGATTCATAAATATACACTCACACACATGATAAATTTACAAACAAGGAAAATAGTAAAATGGTAACAGGAAAAGTAAAATGGTTTAACGACGCCAAAGGTTTTGGTTTTATTACACCGGACAATGGCGGCAATGATCTATTTGCACATTTTTCACAGATTAATTCGAGTGGCTTCAAAAGTCTACAAGAAGGACAGAGTGTAAGATTTGAAGTGACTATGGGTCAAAAAGGCGAGCAGGCTAGCAATATTCAGCCAGCCTAAGAAATTGTTGTAATCCCTTCAAAGCGAAGGCGTTGCGGACCCGGGTTCGACCCCCGGCAGGTCCACCATAAGGAGATTAGTATGGACACAGGATATACCACCTTAATTGGTTTTATCTTTGTTGCTATAGTATTTCTAGTCATTTTATGATGGGCCTGTATTGGCTTCGACGTGGCGAGATAGTAGAGACGGCAACACAGTAGGCGATGACTGTCAATCAAGCAAATAAAGTAAAAGCAAACGCTGATACATTTGAGTTTGGCGCAATGAGCTTCACTGGAAACACTGTTTCTGGCAAAAGCAAAGTTGCACTAGCAGCCTAAGAAACTGCAACTCCGAGGTAGTTATACCTTGTCATCCAAAATAGCAGAACCCGCTTCGGCGGGTTTCTTTTTGGCATCTACTAAATAATTCGCAACATAGTTGCTCTATGACTGTTTGGCTAGCAAGGACCCGCAAGGGCAGTGGATGTGTCCGTTAATAGCTTTTTGACGATTGAATTCGAATTGGGCACTGTAGTGCCTTTTATTTTGAGCAAATTAATATTTGACAACGATAAATATTGATGCTATACTATTAGCACAGTAAGAGATTAGGTCTTTGGGCCTAATACAACAACTCTTAAACATTGTTAGTAAACTTTTTAAGGAGGTTGAAATGACCACAATACTAAGATCTATATCTCGCGAATCTACAACAGAATTTGCCGACCCCGAAGCTCTATACCAAGCCGAGCTATTAAAACAAACAGAACATGTAGACCGTCTCAAATCAGAGATGGAAAATATCTACGACTTAACTGCTAACTTTGCGTCAGATCTCGACGGTTCAAAAGGACTTGCTGTATTTGGACCCCCTGGCGTAGGTAAAACAAAGATGGTTTCTCAGGCATTATTGGATGCTAGCGCAAGTGTTGAGTATCACAAAGGTGCTGATATGAGTGCCGCTGGCCTATTTGGATTGCTATGGTTTAATCGACAACCGCATCGTGTTTTAGTATTAGATGACGTAGATCTAAACAAAGGAGGACAAGATAGTAAAGCTATCATTGCATTACTAAAGAGTGCTACTGAGATGACTTTTAGGCCACGAGAAGTATCTTGGATTAAGGCAGCACCAAATGCACAGATGCGAGAACATAACATCCCTTCAAAATTTGAATATTGGGGCAACATTATCTGGATTACAAATGATAGGCCAGAAGACTTATTAAAGAAACAATCTACTGCAAAACACTTTTCTGCATTAGTAGGCGAAGGCGGTCGCTTTACTCCGGCAATTCTTGACTGGAATAAAAAAGACAAGTATCTTTGGACCAAATATCTGATTGAAGAACGTGATATGCTTGGCAAGAATTGCGAAAGTAGAAAAAATGGATATGACGAAGAAATTATTAGGGATGTTTTAGGATTCTTCAAAAAATATTATGTTAATCTTGTTGGTATTACTCCACGATATGCAACTAAGGTTGCTCATAATAGATTCCGCTTCCCAGATAAATGGGAAAAAATGAGTTTACTCGCTAACTCTATCGAGGTAGAACATGTTCAAAAGTAATTTACCACCCGGATTTGACATAAACAAAAGATATGTGCCGGTTAAAAGCCAGACAGAACGAAACGAGATAAGCGAAAAAACTAAAGAAGCATTTCAGAATCCAGATATTAAAGAGAAGCACAAAAAAGCAAGGCAAGAATCAGAGCTCAAGCCTGAAGTTATTGCTGTTCGCAAAAAGGCAGGCGAAGCATTAAAAACAAATGAAGATTGGCGGCAAAAGCAAAAAGCTGCAATGGAAGATCTTAGAAATGATCCGATTAGATGGGCAGAGTATAAAAAGAATTACAGTAAAGGTAATAGCAAGAAATACGACAATCCAGAATATTGGGAAAATTATTACGCAGGAATTGCTAAACGCGATGCTGACGAAGAATATACTAAGAAGCGATTAGACGCATCACGTGCAAAGATTTGTAAGAAAGTACATACTCCGTTAGGAGTGTTTGATAGTATTACAGCCGCATCAAAAGCCTATGGGATGAGTAATTCTGAAACAATGCGTGGGCGAATTAAAAGCCCTAACTTTCCAGATTTTTATATTGTTGAAGAAACGCAAAATAATACAGAATAGCTATGAGAGGTAGATACATCGGTCCATGGCCCCCGGCCAACAAAGCGGCTGAAAAAGCAGTACTAGAAAATAAAGTTAAGGAGACAACGTCTATGAGCAAAGCTAAAAGCATATTAGACATGATTAGGCACAGACAAAGATTCAGTTGGATCTACAACACCGTAGAATACGAAGAGCCTGGCCCACCAGAAATAGCCACACAAAAAATGTCAGCCGATGATTGGCAGGAGTTCAAGCGTAAGTTTGTAGAAGAGTACGGAGGCGAACCTGTAGAACCTACCGGTATGACACACTCGGAATTTATGGAATATATTAAAACATCCGGTAAACGTGAAAACTCAGAGTTTGACGGCGCCCGTAGAATTAGAGCCATACTGAGAAAAATGGATGATGACACTCAGTAATAGGACCCGCTTCGGCGGGTTTCTTTTTGGCAATATTTCTAAATTATCGTGTCGAAGTTGTGCGTGTACGCACATGTTTTGTTTTATAGTTCGTGTATAATGGTAGGATCATATTATTTAAAAAGGAAAAATTATGACAACAACAATCACAATCAAAGATAAACCAATCAATGCAACCTATCAAAACGTCACAGGGTTAACAGGCGGCGCAGGAGTTGACGCAACATTTGATGTCACAAAAACTGACGGAACATATTCTGTTGTATTAGACAGTCTTGCCGCTAGTGCAGGTACAGGCTATGTTGCAGGTGACACTATCACTCTTGCTGGAACAGCTTTAGGTGGAACAATTGCCAACAACTTGATTGTCACAGTTGCCACAGTCGGCACCGCAGGTAAAATTGCTACATTTGGTGTAGTAGGTACAGGTCGTGCAGGAGACGGCACAGTGGACATTACTGTAGATGTCACAGGCACCACAGGTGTTGACACTTACACAATGGGCGGTAAGAGTACAGAGTTTACAACAACTAAAACTGCTGACAATGTAAAGTTAGCCAGCACATTGGTTAGCAACATGGAATTTAATCTCGCCAACCACGAGCGTGTGGTATTCACCGACAAGGCCATTGCCTATGATGCGGCTGGTCGGGCTGGTGATGTATATGCATTGTTATCTGCCGCATTAGGAACTGCTGATGTGACTAATGCCTATAAGGGCATTGGTATTCATCTTGCCGATGCAGGTTGGACCAACAAAGAACTAGCCACAGCATTATTGGCTACAGATGTTTACAAAACTGACGCAGGCGGTGTCAGCAATGAAACATTTATCAAGCACGTTTACAAAAATGTATTTGGCACGGATGCCACATTGACACAAGTCACTGAATACACAAATTGGATGACTAACAGCAATTTGACACAAGCTGATGTATTAGTTGCTGCCAGCGAACTAACAGCTTTTGAAACTACGATTGGACTAGTTGGTTTGGCTACAACTGGTATTGAATATACTCCAGTTATTGTTTAAACAATAAAAACTCAGAATAGGCTTGTGGCAAGCCTATTCTTTGTTAAGTATTGTATGATTAAGCAAATTACTGTTGGCGGCTGTCGTATCCCAGTTACAAACAATATAGCAGATAATTTAGTTGAAATTAAAAATGCTATTAATTGGGCTTTTGATAATTCAGTAGATATCATATGTACTCCCGAATGTTCTTTGAGTGGATATATGTGGAAGCCCAACAACAAAGAAGATCCGAGAGTATTAGAGCTTGATATAGCTATAGAAGAAGTCAAACGATACTCGGCAGAAAAGAAAGTTGATATTGTTCTAGGCACCGCATGGTACAACAATAAAAATCAGTGGGCCAACACACAGGCATTTATCATTGACGGGGAACACCAATTTACCCATGAAAAAAATCTACTGTTCCCATTAGAACAGGAAATATACTATCCAGGAAACTCGTCTGAAGTATTTGATTACAAGGGCGTTAGGATTGCAGGATTAATCTGCAATGATGCGTGGGCAAATACAATGTATTGGCCAGGCCAATCCGGAATTCTGTTAAAATCTTTAGCAGAAAAAAATGTTCATTTTGTATTTTTAAGTTCATTTGTTCCCAAAGAACCAGGTCCTAATAACATGTTCTATAGATGGTGTCAGAGTCAAGTTGAATTAGCCGGAGCATTTGGTAATTGGCACACTATTGTCTGTGACACTACAACCAATATCAATGGATCGGCTTATAACGGACCTCCTGCTAGCCCTATTGGAATTTGTGACTCTTGTGCAGAGTGGACTCGAGATTCCGATACAGGCATCACTTATTTTAAAGCATCATTTCGGCCTGAGCATAATTGATTTTTTCTATTGCTGTAATTAAAAAATATTTAGAAAAAAACTATTGACATTGCTAGTTAATAGACTATATACTATGAACATTAGTGTAAACACTGATGTAGTTTTTATCACACACAAGGAGAAGATATGAAAACAGTTGGCGATAAGTTAGAAAAATTTGCAGTCACAGGAGTTAAACCTGGACAACCAGAAGATGCGTTCTTTGAAATTACAGACGAGAGCTTTCCAGGTAAGTGGAAAGTAATTGTTTACTATCCAAAAGATTTTACATTCGTATGTCCTACAGAAATTGTAGCCTACGACAAACTAGCAGGTGACTTTATTGACCGTGATGCAGTATTGCTCACGGGTTCAACAGACAACGAATTCTGTAAAGTCAGCTGGCAGAAGGCGCACAGTGATCTACAAAAGATCACACACACTCAATTTGCCGACACACAGCGTGGCGAGTTGAGCTTAATTGAACAGTTGGGCGTATTCTATGCTCCGGCAGGTGCCGCACTTCGTGCCACATTCATTGTTGACCCAGACAACGTTATCCAACATGTCACTGTCAACAATTTGAACGTGGGTCGTAGCCCAGAAGAAACTCTGCGAGTTCTTGATGCCCTACAGACCGGCGAGCTATGTGCCTGTAACCGCACATTAGGCGGCGAGACCCTGTAATGTTTAAACCTCAACAAGGTATTGATTGTCGATCTCAAAGTTCTGTTTCTGTGTTATTCATCCAGGTATTTAATATTCGATATATACAAACATGCAGATTGTAATATTAACAACGAATACAGATCCAACTCGTCAGGTTCGATATCTAGGCCCTTACCAAATAGCATGGTGGATGAGATCACAGGGTTATAGTGTTCAAGTTTTAGATTATCTATATTTCATGTCTAAAGAACAAAGACTGGATTTGTTTCGTAAGTTTATAACGAAAGAAACTAAAATAGTTGGATATGCTCCTTTTGCAACACTCGGTATTCAAAGATTTTGGCTAGGTGATCAAATTATATTTGATATAATCGATGAAGTCAAAGAAAATTTTCCCTGGGTGAAATTTATTATAGGAGGTGCTTGGGCCGGAAAATTTTTATCTCATTTCCCTCATAGACAACGTTCTAAAGTTGATGCAGTATTCAAGAAAGAATCCGAGCATTCATTTTTAGATTATGCAGATCATGTTTTTAAAAATACCAATCATCCTCCTTTTTATTTGAAAAACAATTATAAAATTATTAATCCAACTAAAGAGTACGATATCGAAAAATGCGGAATGGTTTTTTCCGAAAATGATTTCGTACTGCCGGGAGAATCTCTTCCAATGGAGTTTAGTCGAGGATGTATTTTTAAATGTAAATTTTGTCAATATCCAAACATTGGCAAAGACAAAGACGACTTCAACAGATCTATAGAATTAATAGAAAAATCTTTGATCACAAACTATAAATTGTTTGGAACAACAAGGTATCATATAACTGATGATACTTTAAATTCTCATAGAGAAAGGACCAGAAAGTTTCACGAGATGACGAAACGTTTACCTTTCAAGATAGAATTCGTTGGATATGTTAGGATTGATCTTTTAGATATATGGCCTGAACAAGTTGAAATATTACCAGAGAGTGGATTGATCAGTTGTCATTTTGGAATCGAAACTTTTGATCCAGACTCTTGTAAAATGATAGGTAAGGGCTGGGGAGCGAAGAATAACAAAAAGTGGTTAAATTATCTTTCGGAAAAATGGGGCGATTCGATGATCATTAATTGTTCTATGATAGCCGGTCTAGGTAAAGAAACGGAAAAGCAGTGGGAAGAATCAAATCAATGGTTTTTAGAATCAAAGATACATGATTGGTTTTTTAATCCTTTGAATATTATGACGGATCACCCCCAAAGTGATTTAGAAAAGAATCCAGAAAAGTATGGATATAAGATTTTAGAAGATGGTAGTTGGGAATCGGAACACTCAACAGAAAAGAAAGCAATAGAATGGTGCAACCAAAATCGTTCCTATTTTGATCAAAGAATAGCTAGTGTTTGGAATTTTTCTGCTTGGAGAAACATGGGGTTTACCAAAGAGCAAATTCTTCAAAGTAATTATATCGAGCTCAATGATATTAGAACGAAAGAAAATCTCACTCAAAATCTCATAAACAGTTATCATTCTATTGCCATGAATTACTGATACCTGCTCTTGTTATTCATAAATAGTATCATGAACAATTGCTATTACAAATTAAATTTAAAATTATCTGAAGATAATCCATTGCTAAAAGATTTTAAGGATATGGATTATCATTACGCTAATGTGCCTAAGTTTTATGGTAGGGACGAAACTAATCGAGATGTTAAACCTACAGCTACATTTAAAAGAGCCGTTGTTCCTAGATCCTATTTCGAAAATGACCCAGTCATTGAATTGATTGAACTTTTTAATCTAGACATTAAGATCTTTTTAGTTGAATCAGAACATATTTATAATTGGCATCGAGATGTGTATAGGTACGCTGCCTTCAACATGATGTTAGGGGGCGACGAAGACTATTTGGTTATGTTTTCTCATGGTTATCCAGAAAAGAGATTTCCTGTCTTAACTTACAAAGACTATGCATATTTTCCTTACACTAGGTTAATATACGAACCTAGAAATTTCTATCTGTTTAATGGCCAAATTCCTCACATGGTTGTAAATCATGGCAAGACTAATAGATATCTTTTAACTATGGCTGAATTCGTTAATGAGCCGGTCGAAGCTACGTTAACCGGAATACCTAATTTTACCTATCTCGATAACACCCTCGATAAACTTAAAAAACATAATTTTTTATAAATGAATTTTGATGAACACATTGAACGACTAGAACATATTTGTCAAATTGTATTATCATCAGGGAAATATTAAAATGAGTTTTATAGAATCAGTAAAAGGCGCATTGCCAGACTACGCAAAAGATACAAAACTGAATCTTGACGCTGTGTTACTACGCAGCACGTTGGATCTAGATGTAGCCATGGGCTGTGCAGTAGCAGCTCTGGCAGCTACAGGCAACGGTAAGGTACTCGCTGTTATGTTAGCTGATGCCCCTGTTCACGCAGACTCAGCAATGACAGCGGCAAGTATCATGGCACAGAACAATGTGTGGTATCCCTATGTTGAAATGGCTGATGATCCTGCACTAAAAGGATTACCAGCAGGCCTACGTATGAATGCTATTGCTAGCCATGGCGGAACTACCAAGGCTAACTTTGAAGCATTCAGTCTTGCAGCCAGTATTGTTGGCAAGTGTCATTTCTGTGTAAAAGCACATTATGATACTTTAAAGCAAGAAGGCTACACAGTAGAGAACCTGCGTGACATTGGCCGTATTGCCAGCGTTATGAACTCTGTAGCAAAAGTTCTAAACAGTTAATTTGAGCTTGACAATATTAAACAACCATTGTATAGTTATGCAATGGTTGTTTTTTACGGAGACCAATATGTTAGAATGTTTGATCTTAGGCGATAGTATTGCGGTTGGTACACATCAGTTTCGTAAAGAGTGTGTTGCATACGCTAAAGGCGGATGGAATACTAAACAGTGGAATCGAGATTATTTGCAAAATGATCTCACAGCAGGTACAGTGATTATCAGTCTTGGATCTAACGATCACAAGTATGTTAACACTGAAGCAGAACTACTGAAGATGCGTGAGAAGGTCAAGGCTCAACGAGTATTTTGGATATTGCCTGCAGGCAATCTAAAAGCCAGCGAAGTTAACATTCAATGGATACAAGGTTTGGTTAGAGAAATTGCCAGCAAATACGGTGATACTGTTCTTCCAATCAAAGGACTTCAAAAGGACGGAATTCATCCTAGTTGGTCTGGTTATAAGGCCATAGCCGAACAAACAAAATAATTTGAGCATTAGTTAGTTGACAACCTCTAAACTAGATGCTATACTAGTTCTATAGTTTAACAAGTTTGGAGGTTTCTTTTGACAATGCATTTAGAAGGTCCGTGGCTTTCAACCACAGGCAAGAAAAAAGGTAAACAAAAATTCGCTTCGGCTGCACATGCTAGAAAGGCTAGAGAATTGGACGAGTCTTGGAAAGAACTACAAAAGAAATGGGCTGTTGAAGCTGAGGACAAGAAACGTCGTCGTGGTCTAGCGGCAGAGTCTTTGAGCAAATCATATTCGTTGAAGATTCCCGAAGGACGAAATACCACTGCACATATCAAAAGTGTAGATACCGGCGGTAATGCTGTGTTGAAAGCCAGTCCAATCTACACAGGAACCAAAGTCAAAGGCATTGCTACAATGCACAAGAGCAACGCCGTACCTGTGTTCAGTGACGAAGAAGCACAAGATATTTCCAAAATGCGCCGTTAATTAGGTATTTACAAACCTATTTGTTCATGTTATGATATATATTACTACGTTTCGCAAAGAAACTGAGATAGTAGATCCAAAGTATGTCAAAAGCTGAAACGGATCCGCGGGTCTTGGCCAATGAGAAACCCGTATTTTCGGGATGCCAAGGGTCGCCAAAGGTACCACAAGTTATGAGCTGTGGTGGCTAATGGAGACAACTACACGAAAGTAGGGTTCTTTCAGAGCCTCGTGAAGTTAACTCCCTTTATGTAATGTAATCTGTATTTTGGATTACACCAAGTCAAAGGAGGACTTATGGAAAAATTTATTAGATTTACCACCTATGTTATAGGTTTGATTGTAGTATGCCTATTGGTGCAGAATGTGACTTTTGCCAAAATGGAAAAGCTACGTGAGGGTCAGATGTTATCATCGCCCGATATTGTGTCAATCAAGACTAGAGAACGACAACTAGAATGCCTAGCGATGAATATCTATCGCGAAGCAGGACACGAAAATTTTGAAGGCAAAGTAGCAGTAGCGCAGGTCACCATGAACAGGGCGTCTCATCCCTCGTTCCCAAAAGATGTCTGTGCAGTTGTTTTTCAAAAGTCAGTAGTGATAGACAGAGTCATTTGCCAATTCTCATGGTACTGTGATACTGCTCACAAATCCAGACCTATTAATCAGAGCGCATACAATGAAAGTATGGCAGTAGCCAAAAAGGTATTATTGGAAGGTTTCCGACTTGACGTAATGAAAGAAGCATTGTATTATCATGCAAACTATGTCAACCCTCGCTGGAACTTAGAAAAAATTGGATCAATCGGTAATCATATCTTTTACAAAGGAAAGAACTAAAATGGTAGACTTTAACAAATTTAATCCATTACCCCATTTTGAAAATCTTCAGGAATTCAAAACCTGGGCCACTGCCAAAGTCAGCCATATTTCAGCAGAGACATTTGGTTGGCTAGCAGCCATTGTGCTACACGCTGCCACTGTTCCTAGTCTGTTCGCTGTAATGGGCGGCCTAACTGACAAGATGCCCGCAGTGGATCTTGTGCTCCTATGTTGGGGAGGCTTAACCTTGTTGTTCGTCAAGGCCGCAGTGCAAAAAGACATGCTCAATGTGGTCACTATTGGATTGGGATTTATTGTCCAAGCAGTAATGATGGCTCTAATCTTTTTTAAGTAAATTGGTAAAACATCGAGTTGACTTTGAGTACACTCGGTGCTATACTAGTATTATCGTTAACACACACAGAAAGGTACACGATGAAAAAGGCAATTCTAGTTGGTCTAATGGCAGTAGCTATTACTGGTTGTTCTTCGATGAAGAGCATTGAAGAACGCAAGAACTATGCACAGCCAGATTGGTATCAAGAATGTCAACAGGCAGGTGTCAAAGGTTGGTTCTGGTGGAAGAAAGAGTTTGCCTATGCCTGCGGTGGCGGCGAAAGCATTCACGCACAAGCAGCTGAAGAACAGATGTATGCTATTGCAATGAATAATTTTGCAAAACGCATCAATTCAGAAGTCAACAGCGAAACCAAGATTGATTTTGTCAATGACAAAAAGTCTACAAAGACATCGATCTCTTATGTGGTAAAGAATACTACTATTCGCGAACACCTAAAAACTGAGACTGCACATTTTA